CCGAAAGTATGTTTTCCGAAGCTCAACTTTATGAAAACATGAATAGGATTATAAAAATTCTAAATTATAAACCTATTGGTAAACTTTCACAAACCGTAACATATGATTTAACGGTGAATAATTTAAATGCTGGAAGTTATACTATACCAAGATACTCATATATACGCATAGGCGATTTAAATTTTTCCTTTCCCTACGATATTTCATTTTCTAAATTTTTAAATGGAACCGAAACAATAGATGATTTAAAAAATAAAAATTTATTGAAGGAAGGAAAATTTATAGAGTCTCCTATTTACAAAGCAAATGGTATAAGTAACGAAGTAATTTTCATATCTACGTCAGATTTGATATCAATAGAACATTTTGAGATACAAGTATACGTAAAAAGAGAAAATAGTTTATATTGGGAGTCTTGGTATAGAGTAGACGATTTATTTTTATCTAAAACCAATGACGAGGTTTATGAGGTTCGATATAATCATAACAAAAACTATGAAATCAAATTTGGTGATGATATTAATGGATCAAAATTAAATAAAAATGATCAGGTTATTTTATATTATCTACAAATTAATCCTAACAGTACAACCATAGGACCAAATAGTTTACAAAATACAAAAATAATACCGTTCAACTCGATTAATTTTGATAACATATTAACAGATACAAAATCTGAATTAGGAGAATATTTAAACTCTACGAATATTTCCAATCTATTAATAAATAACCAGTATAGTTCTTCAGCCGCGCAAGTAGAAGAAACTGTTGATCAAATTCGAGAAAAAGCACCTAAATTTTTTAGATTACAAAACAGATTAATCACATCAAATGATTTTGAAACTTATATTGAAACTAATTTTTCCAATATTTTAGCCGATGCAAAGGTTATTAATAACGAAGAATATTTAAATAGCTATATAAAATATTTGTATAACATAGGACTGAAGAATCCTCAATTAGAAGATTCGGTTTTACTCAATCAAATTAATTTCGGGACCAGTTGTAATTTTAATAACATATACATTTATACAATACCAAAAAGTGATGATATAATTTACCTAACCGAGCCACAAAAAGAATTAATAAACACAAAATTAAAAGATCTTAAACCTTTAACATCAAATACTGTATTAATAGATCCTGTATATATGTTTTTAGATTTTTATTTATCAATAGGAGGAATAAATCAAACCGATATTTTCAATACAAAATTAAATGTATATAAAAAGAACAACAATAAAAGATCATCATCGGCTATATTATTTGATATAGAAAATGTATTTAATAATTTTTTTACCAAAACATCCAATAAAATAGGACAAGAAATTGATTTATATAAAATCAATGCTGAAATATTAAAAATTGATGGAGTTGATTATATAACAACCAAGAGAGAAGATACCGGAACCGAAGTACAAGGTATATCAGTATTATGTTGGAATTCTATATATCCCGAATTGGATTCTAAAACATATAGTCAAAATTTTATACTGGAAGATTTTCAATATCCAATATTTAACAATTTAACAAATATTAGAAATAGAATAAATATAGTTGAAGAAATCACAATTATAAAATCTAGTGGGTTTTAATATATGGGTAGAATAATTACAAATTTACAGCTACTTGATAACATTTCTTATAATGGTAATGAAATTGTCACAAATTCATATGTAGGAAATACCATAGAAAATGACAACAGAACAAATAAAATTTCAAATTATGCTTATTTTTGGGGAAGTTTTAATAAATTTGTAACAGTAACATCAGTAGATTCCGATCCTGATATAACAGGATCATATAAATCTTACACGTTTGCTTATACTTATTTTAAAAACGATTGGATTGCTAGAAGAGATAATATAACAAACACATGGACACTCGTAGCATATATGTACGGTGGTTCTAAGCAAAATGAAAATATAGCATTTACTAATACCACTATAAATTCTTTAATATGGGGAGATTGTTTTATTTTTGGTTGGGATAGTGTTTTATTAGATGATAATTTATATAAAACATCTAGTAATATTATATTAGTACCACAAAGAAGTTGCATAACAAACACTCCGACTGTTACACCAACAAATACACCAACCATTACGCCAACAACCGCACCAACCTTTACATCAACCCCAACCGGAACCCCAACAAGAACACCAACTCCAACTAATACTCCCACATTTACGCCAACACCAACACGAACATCTACTCCTACACCAACTCCTACACCAGTTTTATCATTTGATCTACTTGTTGATAGATTGTCGGGATATGAAAAGGCAACAGAATTTGTTTTTAGTATCAATCCAAATTATATAAATCAAATTCAAAATATAAAATGGTTATTTGATGACGGCACATCACAAGATCAACTATTAGAAACGAGACATAAATATTTTTTTGATGGTAAATATAATCCAAAGGTTCTGGTTTATACTCAAGCAGGTATATTATCTGCATCTGTTTCGATAACAGTTGTTCCATATTTCAATGAATTTTTATATTTTGATCAGGTTCAACCTTCAACGTGGTCAGGGTATTACTCTCCCCAATATCCATTCAGAATACATATAGCATCTAAAGATATTGGTTCGCATTCTATAGATTTAGCCGCAATGTATTCAAATTCTTATAGATATCAAGAAAATCCATCAAAATGGGGATTTGTTAAACCCGAATGGAGATTTTTAGATTTAAATGGTAATGTAATCGAAGACATAAAAACCGAAGATACTTTGATTAGGATAGATAATGATGGAAATTTAGATCCAAATGGAACCGTTGTTGGTGTAACAGGTAAAGCGGAGTTCTTTTTTGTCGATGATTTATACAATTTTAATAATTTTTTAAATAGAAGTCCGATTACTACTATTATAGCAACTCTTCAAACTAGTGCTATACCCGTTAAGTCTGATTACGATACTACAAACGCCATCGTACCCGGTTATGCGAATAGTTTAGCATATGATTGTATACCTTATTTAACGTTTATTCCAATACCCGATACATTAAGACTGTCTGAAAATGCTGTAAGTGATTTTACTAATCCAAAATGGATAGATTCTAAGATCCCTATATTCATTAATATAGAAGATAAAAAAGACTTTTCTTCTTTTTGTTTTGCGTCTGGTGGATATGAATTAATAAATCAACCAAATAAAACATATTTTAATAAAAATTATCCAATAGACACACCAACAAACAATTTATTTGTCAATATAGATAATAAAAATCTAACATTTTCTCCACCATCTTTAGATTTTCGTATGAAAGATAGTGATGGATTCATAGATTCGGGTTATTACAAAGGTTTTTTTAAAACAGATTACGATAAAGATTTCACTTCGGTTATTTCTTCTACGGCTCATATCACATTACCCCAAGATTTTAGGGTTTTTTATAATAATCCTTATGTTTGGGTATCAAATCCAACAGCCGGAACCATATCAAAGTTATTATATACCGGAGAATTAACACCGTGTAAAAAATCGACAAATTATGTTCAAGTCGAAACCTATAATGTTCCTATACTAACCGAAGAAAATCTAGAAACTACACCTAATATGTATCTTTCGGGGTTTCATGGTGTTGATTATTTTTCAATATTGCCATTTCCTTACTGTTATTCTTGGGCGTTGGATTCGGAATTAAACAATATATATGCTATTTCTAATACAAATGGCGAAATTTTGAAAACCATAGACATGAATGTGATAGTAGAAAGAGAATTGTTAGGTTATTTGGTAGATTTTCAAACTACACCATCTTCTATAGTGTTAAATAGTAAAAAAGATTTTTGGGTTACTTTATATGACACCGTTTCGACCATAAAATTCGATAAAGACGGTAATTTTTTATTCGCTATTCATCCATTAAATACTACTGGTTATATTAATCTGTCCACGTCAGAAAATTTTCAATTAAGACAATCTATTAATAGTTTTCCAGATCAAAATTTAATAGAACCGACCATTGTGGATGTTGATATAGATGATAATATATGGATTACTTATTCAAACCCTTTAAGTAGCTTTTTAATCAAGTACGATACAGACGGAAACTTGTTAAAATGTATAGATTTACCCGCTTTTACGTCACTACAAGAAATTATTTGCGATTCTGTTGGTGATTTTTGGGTTAAAGGCGTCGAAACTAGAAGTGGTGAGTTTAATAATAGTCTATCTGCCACATTTATAGAAAAAAGAAACTCTGAAGGTGTTTTATTAAGCTCATATAGAAATCTTCCGAGTGTTACCCATCTAACATTAGACCAATATCAAAATTTATGGTATCTACATGATTATAACGGTATGGGTAAAATTGAAAATAACATTAGAACATGGTTAAGCTATGATTATGAGAAACTAGGACTACCGTATGATGCTAAAGAATGGTATGATGTTTCTGAGAAAAATGCAGATTATACAATATTTGATGGTATAGCTGTCGATATTCGAGATTATGTTTACGTTTTAAACTCATTGGAAAATTATATATATGTTTATGATGCAACAACAATGAATTTTGTTGTAAAATTACCCGTTGCATTGAGAAAAGGTGTTAATTTTTGGATAAATCATAAAGGCGAAGTAGTTACCGAAGAAAATAAAATAAATTATTCGCTAAAATCTAATGGAGATTTTACCGGATTTAAATGGTTAAATAAATATATCAATAATCATGTTGATTATTTATTTGATAGACCTATTCATGGGATGTCAGCAATATATATCGAAGGACAAAGTAAACCTTTAAATTTTTATAAAGATAATCCTTACGATTTTTATAAAATAAAGGAAAAATTTAATTTATCTGATTATTTAAAAAATAGTTCGGGTATGCCTGTAATCAAAGAAAGTACATTTTTGTTTGATAATTTTTTCAAAACGATATTTGGTGAAGAAAAAAGAAGAGATTTGGGAGTTTTAACCTATGAAAAAATATCAAACTTTAATCTTAACCATTCCGATATTGATACATGCAACATCGATCAATTATACAGTTTAGCTCAATTATTAGGACAAGAAAGTGATGATTTTAAGTTAAATTTTACAAATGATATCAAAAGAATTTTAGATATAGCCAGTATCAATGAATCATATTTATGGGGCAATCAATCAACAGACGAGATAGATGTTTATAAATTATTAAACGAAAAAAATCCGGTAAATAGTTTGACCTTTAATGTTACTGCTGGTATTCCCATGTTATTAAAAACAAAAATTTCTAAAAAATACGAAATAGTTTTCACAGGTTTATTAAGCGGTAATATGATATATAATATAAATGATTTAGCAGAATCAATAGGACTGAATCCATCGAACTGGCATATCAATTATGACTTTTATTTAGGTGATACTTGGAAAGATAAAGAATTTAAAAATAATGTTATAGATTGGGATAATAATAACACAACTATATCACCTTATTTATCAGATTCTTATATTGATTGGAGTAAAGATGAAGGTATTATAGATACATTATTGTCTTATGAAATATATAAAGGGTTGGATTTTTTTAGTTAAAACCTAAATAGTTCATCTAAATATTTAAAATGCAACTTGAATATATTAAAAGTTTTAATTTCAGTGAAACCGGAATCTGGCCGAACGAAAAATATATTTTTTCACCAATATCAGAAAATATAGAACCTGTTGCTAAACCAATCGATATATTTTTTCCTCTGTTTGGAAATCCGTCTATAGATTACGGTATATATTCAAAAAATACTCTAATTGATTATGAATATGGTTCTATATATAAAGATTATGATTCTTTTAAAAACAAATATTCGTTAAATTTATTCAGCGGAGTAACACCATTAAGTTTTTATTATATTCCTACTCATAGAGAATTATATCCATATTCTATTTTTAATGTATTTGGTATAGAATCTGACAATATAACCAAAGGATTTTATTTAAATCCAAAAAAATTATTTTTTAAGCCGATTTTTATTGAAAAAATTGAAACCGGATGGAGAATACAACTTTCTACTATAATATTAGGGGAAGATCCTATATATTTTCAATCGAATAATTTTATAGCAGATTCATTAAAAATTTATAAAAATGATATTGAATCATATGATGTAAAACAAGAATATACTTTACCCGCAAATTTAATATTAAAATATGATATTAAAGGGACCGAAAAATTCTTTAACAAAAATGTAATAGCATTTACTGACACATACAATCCTAGCGCATTCGATACAAATCTAGAAAACGTAGAAACCCAAATTAAAAAAAATAGTATATTTTTAACAAATAAACATTATTATCTTAACAAAGAATCTATTATAAGTGAAAAATCATATTATAATAACGAAGACAATGATTTTTTTAATTATAATAATCATACATATAATTTCAATAATGATACAGAAACTCAAAGATTTTATATATTTAACAATCCTTTAGATGTAAACGATAATTGGTTGTATGCAAGTTTAAATCCATCAGATTCTTATTTTGAATATTATTCTAATACGGAAAAACTATCAGGAGCACCGGATACTCCTTTGAGTTTTAAATATATAACAGATTCTGAAAAAATTAAAGCTACTGGAGAGAACGTATCTGACACTGTTATAAATTTTATAGATAATGATGAAATAAAGGATATAAATCAAGAATTTTCAAGCAGTAATTCCGGAAATATAATTTTAGAATTAAAATATCCACCACATTACTATAATTTGAATTTAAAATATAAAGCATTTTCTGATTTTTATAATTTAAGTTCAACCTTAATGTTTGATGGTAGCAGTAATGATATTATACATCAAAAAATTTATGATTATTTTGACGGTCCTAGCTTTATAGATGATAGATATAGTAAATTTGCATACGAAAATCAAGAAATAGATGATTCCTTTTACAAATCTACTGGTATTTTATTAAGTTCATTAAATTATTATTCTAATTATACGTTAAATGAAATAATAGAACTATCAGCATATTCATTTGATGTTATAAAAAACACAATAGCGGAATTAAGCGGAGCATTTTCTAATTTATCAGAATATTTAAATATCGAAATTGATACCAATTCGTATAAAACCAAAGGATTGCAATTAAGCGGAATTCCTGCATTTTCTAATTATAAATATTTAACATCAACCTCATACAACGAATTAACCTCTATTATATATAATCTAGGGTTTAATAATTTAAATTCTTCGGTATATTATTATTACCCAAGTACTATAAATATAAATGAAAATGTATATGTTACGTCCGGTATATATAATATATCGGTAAATAATTATAATGATACATTCGTGCAAGAAATAAGCACCTATAATAATATTTCTTATTATATAAACAATATAAAGCTACTAACCGCTACAAATATACCCGAATTGACAGGTATAATTTATAATTTAGGTGAACCATATTCACAATACGCCGAAATAACACAAGCACTTTATCATTCTAATGAATATATATCGACTGGTATAATATTAAGCGGTGATTGGATTTGCATAGATCAACAAACCGCTACGGGTGCTGATTATTATGAATTAACCGCCAGCGCAAATTCTTTTGGTGGTATATATTCAATATATGCCGAAATAACAGGTAAAATAGAAATTTTAAACGAATTTAAAACTACCGGAGCTTACTTGGACGGAGCAACTTATAAAAATATTCTTAGTTCTTTTGCATTTCAGATTGCATCACCAGAAACATATTATAATTCAATTAGTACTTTTGATAGTAAAATTAATGCTTTATATAATATAAAAATCAGTTCATACGATGAAAATATTATAAATGATACGGTTTTATATAATAATATAAGTGTTTATATCTTAGATAATAAATTATATGATAATTTTGTGGAAGGATATAGTTTTAATTATAATTTAACGTCTAAAATCATAGATATTGATACCGAATATATTAAACTTTCTACATATCTATTTTCGGATTATCATTTATCTACACTAGATTTAGAAACATATGGAGAATTAGACCTAATTAAATATGAATTTTTAAATTTATCTGATGAATTAAAGCCGTATTTGTCTTGTTATTATAGCGAAGAAAAAATTCCTTATAATATATATGATCTTGACTGGATTAATGCCACAAGTGGATGTTTATTACACATAGAATATCCGAATAATCCTTTCGGAGAAGTTTCTTTTGAATTAGTACCCAAATTATCAACATATTCAGGTTTTATAGAATCATTTTATAAAACAAAAATAACCCTAGCCGAAAATTATACAAATGATTCTTTGTTAGGAAATAAAATAAATTTAAAAAATAAAAATGAAAAATCGAATCGCATAGAAGTTGAAATAATCAGCTTATCCGATGATTTAGATAATACAAATATAACATGGACCATCGAACCCGTATTAGACGGTGTTAAAATATATACAATAAATCCAGATACCAAGGAAATAACACATATACAAAATAACGAAACATTAATATATAGTAAAAATTATACATCAACAATTTTTATTTCGGGTTATAATGATAATAAAATAAAAATTTCGGGTTATTCTGAAAAATATAATGAAAAATCTGAAATTTATACAGATGTTTCATTATTTAATATACTAGATGACGGCAATTTTGTAATATATCCAATAATTGAGCTGGACAATCAACGTCAAATACGAACAATAGATTTAGCTAGTTATATTTCACAGTCAAATTCTTTATTAAATGTTCCTAATGATTTTTCTATATATTGGATATGGCAATACGGTGACATAACAGATTCTCAACTACAACCCATAACTGCTTTAAAATCGAATGGTCAAATTTATTCTTGCGGAGAAACCGATACGATTGAAAATTTAAGCAGCTTAAGTATTTTTATTCGACCAAATTCAAATTACGGTCCTATAGAAAATAATATAAAAATAAAAGCTTTTGCGTTTAATGAAAAATATCACTTTGAATCAATATATAGTTTTGATGTCGATGATTATCCTATTAAAGAATTATATGATTTAAATATTGAAACATATTACGATCAATATCCACTGGATGTTATACACAACACCATCAATACTCCAATTTTAACAAGACCTTTAAATGATTTTTCGGTTTATATGTTTAAAATAGACAAATCTGATACTTCAATATTTAAATTTTTAAGTGATAAAGAAGATATAACATGGGAATTTTTTGACGATCTTGGATTTTATCAAAAAATAACCGGAGTTGATCAATTTGAGCATTATGAAGTTTACAATTCTTTAAATTGGAATTTAAATCATATAAAAATAACAATAAAAAACGTATATCTCCCAAATTGGAATAAACCTCATACTTTCACAAAAACTTTATATCTCAATTCTTTAGCAGAATCCGACTTTTATGACCCTCTAAAGCTTTTAATATATCCAGAATATTATTGGACACCGGAAAATCCGTATATAAACTTTACAACCAAAGATAATTTCATTTATTCCACTCAACCATTAACATATGAGAATAAAAAATCGGAAACTTATAACTTTTATGTAAGTGCCAATAAAGAAGCAGTTCAATATGAATATTCAACTGGTGATATTTTAACATCACCCGAAGGATTATTACAAATACCAGAATCATTCGAATTAAAATCAATTTATGGTTTAACTATTTCAGTCAGTGCATTTGACGAGATTTATTTCCTCAAAGAAAATGGTATTTTTTATAAAATAGCAACCGAAGATGGGTTAATAGAAAAATTCATGGACAATTTAACCTTTACGTCTATATCATTTGACACAGAGGTTTCATCATATCTTGATAATTTTACAAAATCTCCTAAAATAAAACCATTCGACACGTTTAATTTTACGTTTTCATCTATTTTCAGTTCTATAAATATTAAAACCGATAGAATACTAGTAATAGATCAATTTATTTTACCCGATTACAAACAAACACCAATAAAAATAGTAGATGATTTAAGTACTGTAGTATATACATTATCAACACAATATTGGACTGCTACAAAAGAAATTGAGGCTAAATCAGGAAGATATAATATTTTTGAATTGAATGTTGGAAATCCTTTAGATCCTTTAACCATATCTAATAAAAAAGTTGATACTATATACCTTTTTGCCGAAGCTAGATTGAAAAAAACTATCACACCCGATACGTTTGAAAATTATCCATCATATGAAAATAAAGAATTGTGGAAAATTGTTGAAGAAACGGTAGAAGCTAAACAATTGGATGATATTTTTATTTCTAATAATTTATAGTTTTTTAAATAACCTATAATAAATATACATATATAAATAGTTAATATGGCGAATGGTTATTATCAAGAAATTAAAACATATGGTTTATCCGATGAATTAGAAATTTTTATTTCTTCCTATTATTCTAAAATAAACCATGATATATTTTTTGAATTTGGTTTCATAGACAACGATTTTAATGATAATTTAAAAACTATTTTTATAGATTTTGGTGATGATACAACCGAAATAGCCAATATTAACGATAGAATTTATCATAAATACGAAAACGAAGGAACCTTTACGATAACATATAGCGCATTATATGATAGCGGGAAATCTACAGAATTGTTATATTTAAATAAGCCCATTCAAATATTTTCAGAATGGCCATCGTATAACCAAGACGATATTCGCTTATTAGATGAAACAGAATTAACACTACCTTATAATCTACATCAAATAGAAATACAACCCAATGAGTTTGGTAATGTTGATATTTTTAATACGGCTATAACCAGATTGCATGATAATCTACAGTATTTAATATACAATTCACGAACCTTAAAGATAGATTTTCCTTATGATATATACGGATGGTTGGGATGTGATGCAAGTAATCCTGATGATGGTATAAAATGGCACACTACAAATTATAACTCTGATCTTAAAGACAAAATTCAAACATTTAATAATATAGTTAGATCTTCCCCTAATACAACATCAACAAACATATTAAAGTTTACATCCACATCGGACGTTATTGAAAAAAATAACGATTTAATAGTATTAAACGATTCAAAATTAATATATTTATCTGCCGGAAAAATTCCAAAGATTATAAATTTTATAAACGAATCTGACTTTTATACCGATTTTAAAAGTATAGTTTCTATAGATATTGATGAGAGTGGAAAATATATTTTTGCCGCCGACGATGTTACAAATAGAGTTTATAAGATATATTTAGATATTTCTAGCGGTCTTTCTTACATATATAATACTGTAGATGTTGGAGGATTTGGGTATCGAAAAGACATATCTAAATTTGATAATCCATCACAGGTTAAATATTACAATAAAAACGTTTTTGTATTGGATTATAACAATAGATGTATTAAACAGTATAATGAATATTTGGTTTGGATTAAAACCTACGAATTTTCAGAATTGGATAATTTAGATTGGTTACATTTTGACATTCACCCAACAACCGGATTGATATATTTAATAACAGCGGATAAAAACATTTACATATTTGATAACGAATCTCAAAATTATCAATATAAAATAAATTTATCAAATATTTTAGATTATTCTGCCAATTTAAAATTAACTTTTGACGAAGCGGGTGAATTTTTCTATATATTGGCAGATAATTCAATAATATATAAATTTACAACAACCGGAATATTTTTAAATTCTTTTAATAGTGGATATTACATCTCAAATATAAAAAAATCCGAAAATCGTTCTTTATTGTTAACATCAAACGGTTTTATATTAAAAATTAACGAAATTGTAAAATATTATGGAATAGGTGAGGGATTATCAAAATCTTATTGGAAAAAGGAAGAATTATTGTTAAATTCAGATGAATTTGCATCAGATTTAAATTATAACAGATCTCTATTGAGAATTTGTCAGAATATTAAAAAATATAGAGATTCGTTAGACTCTAAATTTATTTTGACTACTGAATTTTCAAGAGGAAATCTAATAACTTTCTATACAAAAAGCCCCATATCATATCAAGAGCTTCCGGTATTTGATCTAGATACTGAAAATGAAATCATTAAAATAGGTATCAACGAATTACATATACCACAAGTATTTAATCGAGAATTTAAAAAATTATATGATTCTCTAATCATTTTAAATAATTTTTTAAGTATAAAAACCGAAGATGTTGTAAAAATTCAAAGAGATACTTGCGACAGTCCATTTTGTTGGTCATGGAAAGCTATGTCTTCTTATAATTTAACATTGCCATCTATAAAAATATGTAATGTAAATCCGATTACATATAAAGAATTGAAAGCTAATTTTCCGGTAGTATATGCACCCACGAAAAACTGGCAATCTGCAAATTCTAAATGTTGTGAGGGTAAAGCATCTAAAACAATAGATTTGATAGAAGAAAATCCCATAACAATCCCAACTCCTACATTTTTAGTAACATTAAGACCATCTCCCACACCATCTCCCACACCAACACCCACAAATACTCCAACTAGTACTCCTACAGGAACACCTACCAATACTCCTACGCCCACAATAACACCGACTCCCACCAACACTCCCACAAATACACCTACACCTACATCAACTAATACACCAACAGTTACACCAACCCCAACTCCTACACGAACTCCCACAAATACTCCCACAAATACTCCCACACCTACACCTACGCGAACTCCCACCAATACACCAACCTCTACATCAACACCCACTAACACTCCTACGGTTACTCCCACCGGAACACCAACTCCAACGAATGCTCCTACGTTTACACCCACATCAACTCCTACTAATACCTTAACACCAACTCCTACTAATACTTTAACACCAACCCCAACACTTACTCCTACTAACACGCCTATACCTATAGTATCATTCAGTGTAGATTTTAATAATAATGGATCCTTTACGGTTCCAGCAGGATGTACAATTATCACGGCTCTTGTTATTGCTGGCGGCGGTGGAGGAGGCACAGGACAAGAAGTTGGTGATGGTGGCGGCGGTGGCGGCGGTGGCGCAGGAGGGTATACAACATCCAATATCGCAGTATCACCAAATCAAGTGATAGGGATAACTATAGGAAATGGCGGTCAAGGAGGACAAGCATCAGGAAGAGGAACTAAAAACGCAGGTCAAAACGGAGGATTTTCACAAGTCGGTGGTGTTAGAGCTAATGGTGGAAATGGTGGACAGGCTGGACAAAGCGGTAGCGGTGGAAACGGCGGTGCTGGCGGAAGTCCAAATGGCGGCGGCGGAAATCGCGGAGATAGTGGAAAAAAAGATACATCTAGCGGAAACGGTGGATCTGGTGGAAGCAACCCATACGGTTCAGGTGGAGGTGGCGGAAACAAAGGAACGGGTTCAAATGGAAACGGTCATGGTGGCGGTGGCGGTGGAGCAGGATTTAATGATAGATCAAAGCCATTATCATGGTCAGGTGGAAATGGTGCAAAGGGATTTGCTAGAATTTCCGGAACAAAATATAAATAAAAAAAAATAAATTAATAATAAAGAAATAAATAAGTATTTTAGTTCAATAATAGTATTCACAATTCTAAAAAATTGGGGAACACATTTTTGATGAGACTTGAGAACATATGAGCAATCGATACCATTCCAAATACCACAGAAGAAACCACCACACATATACAAATTTAAATATTCCTGATGCTGGACACGATCCAATAGCCAGTGTAAATGAACCTTTTTTGGGTGAATTTGTATTATCAGGAGCTTTAAGTGCTGTTGCGCCATTAAGTTCATACGCTGGACATTTTTATTCTAATAATACCTCTATTTGTGCTATAGGAGGTAAAGAAGGACTTTTTATACAAGGAACCAATGACGGTATTCAGGTTTTTTCTGAATTTTTAGGATTATCTTCTTATTCTTGGTTATTAGGATCAAGTTTTGCTTCTCCGGTTAGAGCTATCTCTGCTAATGCTGGATTTATAGGACTCGATGTTAATTCTTTTATTAGAGCTATTTCGGCTAAAGGTAGATTTTTAGGTGCTGATATATATTCTGATAATATTTCTATATCTTCTTTCGGTAGAAACATAGGACTAGAAGTTGTTTCTCCCGTTAGAGCTATATCTGCTAATGGTAATTTCTTAGGCGCTGAAATATTTTCTAATAATATAGCCGCTTCTGCATACGGTAGAAAAATTGGGTTAGAAATAGTATCGCCTGTTAGAGCTATTTCTGCTAATGGTAATTTCTTAGGATTAGAAGTTTTTTCTAATAATATAGCCGCCTCTGCCTATGGAAGAAATATAGGTCTAGAAGTAGTATCGCCTGTTAGAGCTATTTCGGCTAATGGTAACTTCTTAGGTGCTGAAATTTTTTCAAATAATATTTCCATATCTTCTTACGGAAGAAATATAGGACTAGAAATTGTTTCTCCAGTTAGAGCTATCTCGGCTAATGGTAACTTCTTAGGTGCTGAAATCTATTCAAATAATATAGCCGCTTCTGCTTACGGTAGAAAAATTGGGTTAGAAGTTGTTTCCCCCGTTAGAGCTATCTCGGCTAATGGTAACTTCTTAGGTTCTGAAATTTATTCAAATAATATAGCCATAAGTGCTTTCGGAAGAAACCTAGGAGCTGAAATATATTCAAATAATATTTCTATATCTTCTTACGGAAGAAATATAGGTCTAGAAGTTGTTTCCCCCGTTAGAGCTATCTCGGCTAAT